TTACCATCTCCGGCAATAAGAGCATTTGCTGTATCTCCGATATAAAAAGCAAGATCAGTCCACATGACCTTATCAGCAACACCAGCCATTGTAGTCCTTAAGGATGCCAGATTTGCTTGAGTATTAACTCCTGATGAGGTGTTTCTATCCTGCTCATAGCCAATCACATCAGCAGATACATTTAGACCTTCCTTAGCATTCCCTGAGATAGTCATAGAGTTGACATAACATCCGTGATTTTCCCAAAGTGCAACAGACTTTTCTATTGCTATTGTAAGCAGTGCTCTGTTAGCATCAGCACAAAAACCTGTTTTATCAAGCAGGAATTGGAGATCACCAGATCCAGCATCCCATGTACCACCTTGCCCCATGCCAGCACCAATCAATAATGTAGATCCCTTGAATGTGGATGATACTTTTTCATTATATAATATCGGAATATCAATATTGCCCACAACAGGTTCAAAGACCTTATCTGTATCAACAATACCAGCATTCCCTGCTAAATATTCAGCATCTACAAACTCAGGATCTTCTGTTATTGATTCTGAATTGAATGGTACTAAATCTGTTGCTTGGATTGGCGTGGCCAGAGCAGTTTGTCTTGCCATCCCGCATATTCCATTAAAACCTTGTCCTGTGCCTGACATATTATTGCCCTTTCTTAACTAATTGTTTTTTATCCCAGTGGATAGTTCCACCACACCTTTTACATTTAACAAATCCCACTTCAATTCCGGCTTCAATATTCCAACCTTTTCTTTTGCTGTCAATATGTAAAATACCATCATCATCAACCTTACCCATTAATTTAGTACAGTTGGCTGATTGACATCTTAAATTCTTCATACTATTGGATTTGCATCCACTGGTGCAAAGTCATATTTAAATATAGCTTTGAGTATTACAACACCAATTTTTTGTTCCATATACAATAAAGACATTGCTACAGATTCTGCTCCGGTGGATAGAGAATTCCCACCCTGTGTTCTGTCGCTCAAAAGTGCTATTATCATATCAGCATATAAATTATTCATTGCCGTAGAAAGTTCACCATCATCATCATGCTGACCCAGATCCGGCTTCTCAACATACCCGACTAAAACAATAGGCATCCCAGAAAAAACATTGTCCTCAATTACACCGGCTGTATATTCATTATTAGTAAATTCTCTTAATGCAGTTTCCCCATCATCCACAATACAGATACAAGGATAATCACCAGCGTTTAAATCATTCGGTGTTCTGAAAGATCTTGTAACTTTTTGTACTGTATTTGAATAGTCACCAGTCCCATCAATCAAAGGGATAGTGGTGTTTTTCAAATAGGCCTGAATCAATTCACGCTTGTTAGTTACAGTCATGACATAGCATCTTTCATATTCATATCCCACGCACCCTGTACCATGCCTTTGAATATCTGTAATATCTCAACTTTTGATGCATCTCTTGCTGGTCTTAAAAATGGCCTTGCTTTTGCTCCGGTGGTTTGATTCCCATGCTCATGAGCACTGGAATAAGGCACTTTTGATCCGATGATGCCTTCAACAGCAGATCCTTTTACAGTGACTCTCCTGATTGATTCATTGCTACCTTTTTTAAACTTTTTAGTGACTATCAAATACCCAGCTTTTTTCTCCTGTATATTCCTAGGCAATCGTGTTTGCACAAACCTAGTAGCACCAGCAATGGAGCTGATTAATCTTCCTGTCCTCTGCGTTAATAATTTACTATGAACTGGCTTAGACAGTGCCTCTGAAACTCCTGATGTTTGTATCCAAAAGTCCTTTATAGATACAGATGCAACTTTCTCCAATGCTGTGTGCATAGCTTCCCTCATCAGGATACCATTTAATTTGGTAGTCCATTTTGCTAATTTCTTAGCTAGGGAATTGGCATTGGTTTTTATTCTCATGTTAACATTCTTTTATATTTCATAAGAACACCCTGAACTGCTTTTGGAAAGTCCTTTTGGGAGAATTCTGTTGTACCACCAGCACCAGCAACTTTGTTTTCAACTTTTACAATATCCTGCCTGTTACCGCCAAGATTTGACTCTCTATACATCTGTGTAGCAATAGCCATGCAAGCCCACTCAAGATCCTCAGGAATGCCTAATATAGATTCATCAGCAGAATAAGCAAGAGCACCAGTATCATCAGAAGTGATAATAAATCCAAGTGTCTTGCCGATGTTATTTGAAATAGTTGCTGTTGCTGTCCATAACAATTCAAATGTAGATCCATCTGAAGTGAAATAAAATTTCTGTGTATCATCTCTGTAAACACAAGTGTAGGTATCTGCCAGTGCTGAAACATTCATTGCTGTAGCAATGGCTGTTGCCAAACCATCCAATGTATATGTGCCTTGAGAAATTTCAATTGATACTTCAGCCACACCATCATTAACTACAAACCCATCATTCCTGCCTGTAATAATTTCAATGGTTCCATATCCGGCAGTATATAATAATTTCACATTTGCTTGACCTCTGTCAAATATAGATCCTAACAGGGCATCATTGAGCAATTCAATTTTACCTTCATCTTTCCAGATATAATAATCTGAGGAAGTTTTCAGTGTAGTGCTGTCAAAAGTCCTATTCACATCATCATATAATGACTCCACAGAAATTATCGGAGAAATTTTTGGATATAGGGTTGGTGTGCCATCTCCATTCTGGAATTCTGCTGGCTCACCAGATCCATCTATTACTCTAGCCCTTAATTTTCTACGACAAAATGTTTCAATCCTCTCTGTCGCAGATCCTATAAACATTTGTAGCATAGCATCATTTGTTGTATTGGTTTTATTTAGAAACCCTTTTAGAGATGATAGTGATGTGAGCCAGTATTTGGAATCCATTATGAATTATTCCTTATCCCATGCCTCTTTCATTTTTGCAACTAATTTATCATCAAATGTAGTCCATTTTGTAGACTTAGCAATTTGCTCTGCTATTCCAAACATGATGAATCCTTTCATCTTTCGGGTCATTATAGTTTTAAGTGCCCAAGCAATCATTTTACTTTTGTTTGGTATGAAATAGAATGCCCCTCCAAATACACCAGTCCATATTGCTGTAGGCAAGTTACTTTTTATTGCATCTAAAATAGTTTCCCACATAATCATTTCCCTTTTTGTATTTCATCAAATTTATTGTAAAGCATAATGAATCCATCACTTTGTGCTGTCTTTAAATCATCTAATTGCTTAGATAAATTGCTTGAATTATCATCAATCCTTTTCACAACTTCTACGAAAGATTCTTGTTTAACCATAGCATCAATGTCTTCCTTAACTTCTATGATATCAGATTTAACTTCTATGATATCATTTTGAACAACAGCAACATTTTTGCTAGTATCCCAATAAGATCCTATGAGAATAGCGATCAATGGTACTGTGGCTAATAACATATGCCACCATTTAAACCACATTACTGATCTCTTGTCTGATTCTCTTTTTTTCATATGCATTACATATACCTTCCACAATAATTATTTACTCTGTCCGTGATCAAACCAATTATTAAATGTATGCCCTACTGGAACAAGGGCAAAATGAATATGGCCATCAGCAACTTCAATGTGATTAATTCTGCCCAGCATTTTCAATGCCCATACCGCTTCCATGACTTTCATTCTGTAAGCAGATCCATGACATGATTCATCGCAAGATCCATATTTATTTTCATTAGGATCATCTATAACATTGTCAAGAAATTTTGAATTACAATCCTCATATAACAGATGAGGTGAATCAATATGACCGCCAATTTCAGCATTGTAATCAGGGCATCTTGCCATGGTAGAAATCCGGTTCGGCCTACCCAAAATAACATGAAATAATTCAACAGTATCCAGCCATCCTTCCATGGGTTTTGAGCCACAACCACACTTACAATCTGCCTCAAATTTTGTGATATGAGGTCTATATTTTGGCTTACTATTACTTTTTATTGTATTAGTCATTCTGTGCCCTTAGATACACCATGATGGAATTTGGAGTGGTTTGATATATATTTATATGGCACAATGTGTGATCCTTCCATTCCCCTCGACAAAAGAAAAGTGTAGATATGTGATTTTATATATATCATAATCTGATATCATTACTATTTTTTAATGTCTTTTCTGGATCTTTTTACAGTAAAAATTACAGGATCTATGAATGTTCCTTGCGGGTCATTTGCAGTGAAATTCACTGTACCTAAATCACCCAGTTCATTCCTTTTTTTACCATAATATTTCAATGTAACTTCTGGAATAAATGTTTCATTTCCAAACATCATCATGGCAATAATATTGTTTCTTGATCTTGGGAGCATAACAATTTCCCCAATACCGTGACAGACATCTCCAACCATTGCATAAACTTTGTCAGCTTTATATAATGGCTCCAATGGGAGATCCCCTATCCAGATCTGATTAAATTCAAATTGATTGATATCCAATGGATAATGTGGATCATTGCTTTTATATGTATATCTCTCTTTTCTGAATTTATTTATCATTTTTGTAACCTTTCAAGTTTATGATTTTTCATTTTGTGTACACCAAGTTTATATTTCCCTTGGGAAGATCTGTGGGCATTTTCACATTGTTTAATAAACATATTTTCAGCTTTATCAAATGAATCTGTTTCAATCAAAATTTCATCATCTGCTACAACTATATATTTCTTTTTGCTGGTTCGCTTTTTGAGTAGGGCAAGCGGATAACCGCCTGCCCAAATAGATATATCATGACCTTCAGCACATTGTCTGAATAACATTATTTTTTGCCCTTTGGTTTGCTTTCATCAAACAACCACATTACATGCTCAAGCACAGTACTGTCTTTCTGGACTAAATTATGCTCAGCCTCAGTAAATGTCATTCCAGCTTTTTTATCATCACCAATGACAAGAGCCACAGGAAATTTCTTGTATGAGATTTCAATAGGCTTTTCAATCTCAACTACAAGTTCTGCTTCAAGGTCTTTGTAACCCTGACAGAAAGATGGAAGTTGCTTTACAAGTTCAATGAATTTCTTTTCATCAAACTTTTCAACAGATTGCTCATACAATGCTTTTAATTCAGCATACTCAGGATGCTTATCATTAAATTTCTCATAGCCCTCTTTGTATTTATCAACCCTTTCTTTTCTCCATGCTTCATATTCAGTGATCAATGGTTTGAATGCCTGCCTGATCTTAGTCAAATCATATGATGTAGCACCATCAGACTTTTTTGAAATGATCTTCATAGCCCTTTCGATTTTGAATAAATCTGCGAGGGTTGTTTTGAGTTTGTTATTTAGTATGGCCACTTTGAGTGATCTCCTTGTTTATTGTTCTTGGTATCTAGCCAGATTTTTCTGCCAATCCTTTAAATGCTTTTTACATTTCTCGATTAGGGCATATCTGTCTTTTTTTGAAAAATCTTCTGATATATCCATTGCCTCAGCATTTTCAAGATCCTGCTGGGCAATCTTGATTTTCTTTTCACATGTTAGAATATTGCTGTTCATCTTAATCCTTATAATAAATGCAAGTTTATATTACAGTGTTCAATAGTGAAATTGGTTGCATCTGTTTTATTCTTTGAAGCCAGCCACACCTTATCCCCAACAGCCAAAGTTGTAAATCCATTTGATCCCATATTACCAATATCTGAATTACCATGTTTTCTTTCTGCCACTATTGTATTAATTTCTGATCCACCTTTGAACATTTCCCATTTAAATGTTTTGCCTGTGCCTACACTTTGACCTGACATTGAGAAATGTAAAATATATTTACCAGCCCCACCAGATAAAACAGTCAATGTACTTGGCTGATCTACAATGCCTGCTGAAGCCCCAGCACCAGCAACATAAAGGATATCATCACAAGTGAAATTGGTAGTATCCAATACTGTAACTACAGTTGGCAAATTATGCCCAGCATTATTCATATTTGATAATGTGACTACATCCCCAGTAGTTAATCCATGAACTCCAGAAGTTTCAATCTGTAATTGGGTTGCATCACTTTCATTAGCAATATTAGCATCTATCTGAGCACCAGCATCAAATGTAAAATTATCAACATCCCCAGTAGTGAATCCATATATGCCATGATAAACATCAGTGGTATTAATCGTAACTGTAGATGATGCTTCATACAAATACATTTCGCCAACATCAGTACCAACAAGAGCAACTTGAACTTCTGCGCCAGCACCCGTTTGGAAATATAAATGATTATCAGCCTTGCCATATACTGACCAGTAATCAGCAATAGGTGTTGGTGTTGTGGCTTCTGGAAAGTGTGATGTGATATTGGAAGTATCTTCAACCCATCTCTGCCCTTCACCACTATTGGCAATCATTGAAACATAGTTGCTTGAAGGTAATCCACCAAGTCCATAAGTATTATTATTTGTGAATGAATGCACAGGATTTGTCGCAGAGGATGTTTCTTTTTGCAATGATCCTGAATCTGTCAAGTTGCCTTGAAATCCTGATACTGACATTGTGAATGCTGTACCACCTGCTACATCAAACAACATAGCTGACCCATTTGAACTTATTCTTTCCTGCCCACTATCAAGATGAATCTTGTTGCCCTGTGGGACAATGATGTCACCTGCAAACAAAGCTGATTGATCCTGCTGTAGGGTGAGGGCGAGTGTTGGTGTTGCTGAAGCATTTGGAGTGGTTTTAAATTGTACCTCTGCTCCATTATTCCCTGCTGACCATAATTCAGTTGTATAAGATGCAATATATGCACCTGTTGATATTGTGCTTGCCCCATCTTCCGATGCCTTAAAAGCTAATATCCCTAATCTGCTTCCACTTGCTATAGTCCCACCGTCATTTTGGACAAGGAATATAGTTCCACCTGAACCTACATCATCTCCATCTGTATCTGTGATAGTTAATGTCGCATCATCTTTCGTGACGAAGATGTCACCACCGAAGGTTGCGGAGAGGCTACCACTATTATTCTGTAAAACTAATTGATTAATCCAAGAAATCCCTGCATCTGCCACCCCTGCTATTGCAGTTCTAAA